GATTATAAACAAGTAGAAGCTGGTAATTTCTCTCTTGGTGAAATACCTTTAGTTACAATTTATTCTGGAAAAGTTGATAATTTAGTTAGTAAACCACCTTTACTTGATATTGCATATTTAAATCTTGCACATTTTCAAAGACAAGCTGATTTAATACATAGTTTGCACGTTGCATCTCAACCAATGCTTGTAATGGAAGGATATGATGATCAAACCAAAGATGTTGCTATATCTGTTAATTATGCAATGGCAACTCAACCTGGTAATAAAGTTTATTATGTAGAGCCAGCAAGTAGTGCTTTTGATGCTCAATCTGCTGAAATTAAGGAATTACAAATGCAAATGGCTACTTTGGGAATATCTACTTTGAGTCAACAAAAGTTTGTAGCAGAATCTGCTGATGCTAGAAGATTAGATCGTGTTGATACAAACTCTATGCTTGCTATGGTGTCGATGGAACTTGAGCAAAAGCTACAAAAAGCATTTAATTTATCTGCTGAATATGTAGGAATTGAACCACCAGAAGTAAAGATTAGTAGAGATTTTGATATTGAAAGATTAATTGGTCAAGATATTACAGCTTTAACATCATTATTTGATCAGAATGTTATAGATAGAGAAGAATTTAGAGATATTTTAGTACAAGGTGAAGTTTTACCTAGTGGTAATCAGACAGAAAACAGTTAGTATACTATTATAAGGTAAATTTAATGAAACTTATGGCTGGATCTCTTGATAAAGTTCTTCAACCTGATGGAACTTGGAAATGGGAAGTAGTAGAACCTAAAACTGAAGCACAAAAAGTTGCTGAAGCTTGTCCTGCTCCTGCACCAAAAACAACTAAGAAAAAAGTTTCTAAGAAAAAAACTGATAGTCCAATCGCTGAGTAAAACATGGCAATAGAAGAAAATGTAATTCAGCCAAAAACTG